CTATCTTGTCCCACATACGTACACGCAAACCATTAAGTGGTCCACCTGGTGAATGAGCAATGTTCTTTGGGCCGTAGTCGTGATGCTTACGCACCAGTAGGTTGCCAGCTTGATCCATAATGCGCCATACGTCAGCAATGAAAGCCTCGTTTACCTTGTCGGCGTAGGCCGAAGGAGTATAGTCTCTGTTTCCATATTGATCTCCAGGATCTGGAAGCCCATATGCTGCAAAATCTGTACCATTTGTAGCCATTCGTCCCTACTCATCCTTCTCACCTAGTAGCAATGCCTTCGTTGCATCGGCACCATTGGCCAGATAGAAGTCATTGATGTCCATTGATGGAGGCAATGTTACTATTGTGCTGTTTGTTATCTCCTGTGCGACACGCTTGGAGAACTCAGCTCCTGGGTTGGTGCCATCTTCTTTGATGTCGTTATCTCCAATGACAAATACCCTGTCATAACCTGCAAACAACTTAACAAAGTGTGGCTTCCAAGCTTGTACCCCAGGTACACCTACTGCTGGTATGCCAACAACACCTGACAAGATCACGGTATCTAACTCACCTTCACATACTGCAATGTAAGAGCTATCAATGGTGATGTCACCCACGTTATACAGGTGTGCCTTCTGTCCCAATGGAGATCCATACTTAGGTTTGCCATCATCTAATCGTCTAAACTTATAGCCAACACATAGTCCAGTAGCCGTGATGTAAGGGATAGATAGCCACCCTCTGTGCATCTCGTGACCATTGATTGGATCTGTTACAACACCCAACGAATACTGTTGGGCAACAGCATCAGATATTCCACGTCCTTCTAGATAGTTTAGAGCTTCCTCGTTTATCACCTGGCTGTAGTGATTGGCCGCTTCCAGCAGTGATTTCGATTGCGCGATTGAGGGCATCTTTGAACTCCAAATTCTCTATTTCCATAACAATATCTACTGAGCTGCCACCCTTACCGCAGGTATGACAGTAGTACAAGTTCTCGTACGTGTTCATAACAGCACTACGTCTACTGTCCTTGTGAATGCAACAGCGTACGGAAGCTGATCTACCTTCTCTTACCTCACCGCCATAGTGGGCGACAATTAATCCTACGGGGATTGAGTCTGCAGTAACTCTACCCTTACCCCTGCTCGCCTTACGTGTCCTGGACCAGTCTTGTGCTGGCATACACACCCCTTATCATCACACTTATCGTGCCATTGCGCTGAACGCTTGTAGTGGGTAAGACCGTTCTCTTCTCCTGCTTTATGACAGTTACCGCAAATCATTAGTCAATCCATTTTCCAACAAGAAATTCAAAGTTAATTCCTAAAATTCTAATGGTCATACCATATGGAGTTGAATCCCATTCGTAAACAGATACCCACAGGATCTGCTTCCATAATGGTTCTAATGTAGATACTTCGATTCCATCGAACTTTAATTTCCATATGCTTCCTGTCATTCTTCGATCTCTGCTTCTTCTTTTACTTCTTCTACTGGTACAACTTCTGGTACAAGTATCTCTGTTGTTGTTATTTCTCCACCTGGTACTGGCATTATTGTTTCTCCTTTAGGAATTGAGTTAGATCTTGGATTACCCAAGCTTGATCTGTTGAAGCGTTGCGACGCTTAACTACAACGTAAGACATAGGAACTTCCCCAAGACCTCTTGCCTTTGCATAGTTAAGCGCCTCAACTTGTGCTTCTCTCCAGAATTCAGGCAGGGAAAGGGTCTGCCTGTTCTTGAGTTCTAGGATGTAGGTTTCTCCAGATATGATAACAACCATATCACCTTCATCTTTTGCCCCAGCCTTAGTCAGACGTTCTGCTATTACGCCTTTACTGCGTAACCATTTCATTACATCTGTCTCAAACTGAGAACCTTTACGTCCGTTCTTGTTAGCCATTGAATGCTAAGCTTTCCATAGAGTTAAGGTATGCAACTGGTACGTACCAAGTCTTGTCATTGTATCTCCACTCATCACGCTTGCACTCAGATCCAAGTTTCCAGCCTATAGCTGTGTACTCAGGACCTTTCCATTCAGGCGCAACACGTCTTGTCTTATGACATAACCCATCAGACATTAACACGTAGACAAGGTTATCATCATCTCTAGTTGAGTAACGCATCCCTCTTACTGGTGGAAATGAGTAGCGGATTTCTCCAAATCCTGGAATATCAAGTTCTGATTTCCATTTGTTATAGTGTGGAGTGAAGTTATCTTTACCAACCATACGTGCAAATGCAAGTTCTGATCCTGCACATACAACGTGTTGCCAGGTTTCCCATAGGTCACCCTCTGAGTAATTGATATTCTTCGTTGGATCACCGAAGTATGGCTTCTGTCTTTGATATCCAACCTCAACACAGGTGGCTTCCTCTTCTACCGTTAAAGAGTATTTAGATTTGTCCATATGTGCTTTCCTCCCCCGCACTACGAAGGTAAGCTCTACCTTGTGCATCATCATCACCTATCTGACAAGATGCAAAGTCTACAAATAGTGATGCCCATTGTGAAGCATCAGCATAGTGTGGACCAAATCGGTTCTTGACCGAAGCCATCCTCAGTAAACCTTGTGACGGATCATAACCTAATGTCAGTATCAAAGCAGGTAATTGACTTACCTTACCGTGAATGGCTCTTCTAGGTGGAGGCATCATAGGAGAACCATACTCGCTTTGTTCGCTGACGTGATGGAGTACTAAGACGCAAGCCTCTGTCTTGCGTGCCATATCGTGCAACTCCACCATAATTGCACGTAGCCCTGCCCACTCATTGTCTGTTTCAGCAGCAACATTCATTAGGTTGTCTATGACGATTAGCTCTGGAGCTATTCCATAGAGTTCAACGTAAGCCTTTATCTCCATCTCAATATCATCAAGAGACGGACTGGAGTCAAAGACCCATTGAATGTGTGATGTCTTAACCAAGTGTGGTGCGTAGTAATTTTGTTGCTTCTCTATGTTGTGTTCCACAGTAACCTGACTGTGGCCCGATAGGTGTGCAGCAGCACGGATCATAACTGTCGCGGTGTCAGTATCGGCAGAGAAGAAAAGCGTAGGCACATTTGCTTTGATTGCATAGATCAATGCAAACATTGATTTACCAGCATTAGGTGCTGCAGCTACCATACAGACTTGACCGCGACGAAACTTTATAGATTGCTTAACTAAGTTCTTCCACACATCAGGTAGTGGCGTGGCCTTTGTGGTCACTCCACTCCAAGCGCGGGAAAGTTTAAGCACTATTCTCCTCGTTCAAAATTATGTGTCTTGCTTTGCGTATCTTTCGTCTATCACCATCGGTGAGTCCACCCCAGATACCGTGGCGTTCTTTACGAATACCCCACTCAGCACACTCAGTAATGTGCTGGCAACCACGACAGATTGATTTAGCTGATGCAATACTTAGGCGAACCATTTTGCCTTCGTTTTCCTTGTCAGGAAAGAAGAGATCGCCACCTACTTGAGCACATAAAGGAACCTCAAACTCGTGCGGTTCCCGCATCTGCTATGCCCAGATAGTTGCGCACTTATCTACTGCACCCTTTGGTGCCGCACACATCCAGCCCTTCCAAGGGCCACGAGCAGAAGTACCTGTACGGAAACTCATTACACCGTGCTTACAGCTTGGTGCTTGACCTTCGACAACAACAGGTGCAGCAACAGGTGTTGCATTAAAAGATTCTGCTACTGATGCAGCAGTTGGAGCTGGTGCTCTTCCGCCATTAAGTTCAGTATCGGTAGTCTTGATAAGAGATGCAACCATTGACAGATCAGTAAGACCTGTTTCTAATTCTTTAATATCCGTTGCGTATAGATTGATAAGGGTTCCGCTACTTGTCTTGAAGTTAACTTGGAACTTTGTGTTTTCGTTTGCAGCCATTTACTTTCCTCCAGATTGTTTGATTGTTAACCGTAATGAATCTGCACCTTGCTTAGTTGGTACGAAACCAAGTTTAGCAAGTACTTCATCTTTGTCTACTGATGTAGGTCCAGCTACCTTGTTCCATCGAACTTGAATACCTGTATCTGTAACACCAGCAATACCTTCAAGAGCAGACTTTAATGAATCCTTGTCCTTTGTTAACTCTTTGATCTTCTCATCTAACTGTAAGTATTTCATCGCATTAATTGATGCATCCTTGTCTTGGATTAACACCTCTTCACTAGCGATACGTTCTTTTTTTAGACCAACGCATCCTAACTGCCCACTTGCGTCATAGAACTTACAATAGAACTTGCAGTAGTTTTCTTCTCTCTCTGGCTCTGGTGCTACCTCTGATGCCTTGATAGCTTCTAACCAAGACAATGCTTCCAATGCCATCGCTTCGCTGTAATCTTCTGTGTGTACCTTGACATCTCGTTCATCACCATCACGTGCGATAGCAACTAGAGACACACGCTTTACATTGTGACCATTCTTGGCTAGTAGATATCCATAGGTCTGTACCTGCCAGCGTTGTTGTGTTGATGGGAAGTATGAAAGGTTCTTTACCTTGCTTGTCTTCCAGTCAATGACATCGCCAGTACCTGGTACGTAGCAGTCAATGTGTGCTTTCATTCCATTGTATTCAACTTCTGTTTCAATCAGAACATCTTTGTTATCTGACAGAGCTTCTTCGATAGCTGCGTGGATGGCAGTACCCATAATTGCAGCAAGCTTCATCTCATTGTCGTTAGTCTCAGGTTGATCGTTAAGTCTGTACCAAACCTTACGGCGACAGCCACCTAACTCTGATGGTCCAATCTGTACTTGT